CCGATGGTCCTCGCGTGACACAAATTAACTGCTTGCCCTAGGCACAACCATAAGAAACTTACCCGGCCTGTGAGCATCGGGGACATAAAGTTTTCCATCTTTCGCCCGTCTTGCCAACCCCATCTTACCCCTGTTTAATGCCCCCACATGCCCCGAATCACCCTTGACGTTGCCGCCCGTGGCGCGCTGTTGCTCTACTGCACCGCCGTCTTTTTTCTGTTCTTCTACCCCTGGAACGCTATTTTGCTGGGCGTTTGCTTCTACCGCTGCCGGGAGTTGGAGCAATGGGCTGCCCGGCTGGGTGGCCGTGGGCAATACACCCCGCGCCAGGGGGGCGAGGCTAGGCCGCGACTGCTGGGCCAAGGCGGCGGCGGTACGCTCCTGACCCAAGGGCGAGCGCAACCGGACGGCCTCGTTAAGAGCGTTGGCGGCCTGCGTCGTCTGGTAATTCCCCATCTTGCGCAAGAAATATCCGGCAATCGGCGCGAACCCCGCGTGACCCAGCCCATAAAGCCCCGCCAGCAATCCACCCCCACCGCCTAGGACATTCCCGGCGTAGCGCATCGCGTTCGTCATCGGCGTGCCTTCGACGATGCTTTTCATCTGCGCGAGTTCATCGGGATTGAAGCCCCGCGCGAGCTTCGGCGTGACCAGAATATCCGCCATGCGTTGCCGAATCGTATTGCCTACGTTCATCCCAGAGTTCGCCGCCGATGCCCGCAGTTGAGCGCGCGTCATCCTCACGTCGAAATCGCTGGCGGTTTTCATCGCGGAATAGTTGGCGTTTGCATCCTTCAAGATCGCCGATGCCGCCGTGGGATTGCCCGCGATCACGTCACTGTCCGGCATATTCGCCAGATATTCGTCAAGGTGCTGCATAGACGACTTTGCCGCAAGCCGTTCTGTCGGGTCTATCGAGCCTGCGGCATTGCCCAAGGTACGCCGCAAGCTGCGCAGATTGGCGACAGTCAGGAACGGATCAGGTTCGCCTTCCTCTGGCGGAGGCATGTTCTTTATCTTGTTGAGAATCCCGTAGGTTTTGGGCGCAAGGTTTTCGTCCACGCCCATTTCATTGAACAAATTGCTTTGGATTTCGTCGGCTAATCGCGGCCCTGCGCTGCCCGCTATTTTAACTTCCTTAACAATGGGCGATTCGTAGCCCGCCGTAGCTGCCGCAAGCCCTTCCGGTATCGTCGGTGCAGCCACTTTCGGCGTGACGCTACGCGGCAGCGCGACGCCCATAGCACCTTCCCCCGCCCGCGCCGCCACAGACGTGGGGGAAGCGACCGCCGCCAGGGCGGAAGTACGATCCACCAGACCGGCGTTGTTTAGTTGCAGCTTCGCCTCGTCCTCGTCAGACCACGTTCCGGGCGTCGTAGGCGCGACATTTGCGGCTCCCGTTGCCACGTCCCCCGGCAGCGTAGCGGCGCTGTAGAGGCTTTGGGCGGCCTTTACGGGCCATGTCTGCATGAGCTTGTCGCCGAAGGACTGAGGCGGGGGCGTAGGCGGGACCCATGGAGCATCCGGCAGGGCCGGCGCCGACGATGCCCAAGGTGCATCTGGCAAATCGTCAGCCATCACGGCGTCTCCGGTACCCACTGGCCATTACGATAGACGCCCCAGCCTTGTTTGAATTGCTTGCGGTCGCCTTCCTTCGGAGCCGGCGCTGTCGCCGCCGCATTGGTCGTCGCAGCACGCGCCTCAACCGCTGCCAATTGAGCTTGCGATTCAGGAATGAGTTTCTTTTCAAAGTTGTGCAAGCCGGTCGCGTTTTCATACTGCAATTTCAGATCGCGCAACTGCGCGCCAGCCAGTTCCTTGTACGTGTTGATGATTCCACGCAACTGTTCCGGCGACTTCGCCGCCGCAAGCGTTGCCGCCGCCGCTTGGCGCTCGCCTTCGCCACCTCCGTTTGCAACAATGGATTTGACGATTTCCTGACCAACAATGTTTTTTGCAGCGTCGAAATCTCCTGGAGCTTCCTGGCCAAATTGATTTTGGAAATATTGTCGCACGCGATTCACAGCCTGCACATCGCCGCTTCCCATAGCCGTAATGAGATTATCGAGCGTGCCAAGGTGTTGAACTGAATTGTTGAAGAACTTGATTTGATCGCCCTGCTTTCCAGTGTTGAACGCCGTCACAGCCTTGTTCCGTGAATTGTATTCTGGCGCGCTATAATCGGGATTCAATTCGGATACACGCCCCATGACGGCCTGACCGAATGGCCTATTCATGGCAAACCCCGCAAGCGGCGGAATCTCGTAATTTGCAATCATTTGCGCTGTATGTTCAGCCTGACCTGGCAGTGAACCTATTGTGCCGGTAGCAGTGGAACCGCTAGGCGCATTTCCTGCTTGCGGGCCGCTATTTACTTGGCCTGTCTGCGGGTCAATGGTATGCAGCGCACCACTGTCCGGATCGCGCACCCCGTAAATATCGCGGCCAAGCACATCCGTTCCAATCTTCATTGGTTGCAACTCTTGAATCTTCTGGGCGCGCTGTTTGAATTCCAAATCTGCTTTTTGCGCAGGTGTCATTTGCGTATATTGAAGTTCCTGCGCCTTCGCCGCCAACCCAATTCGATCCGATTCCGCTTTGGCCTGTTGATCCAATTGCCGCACTTTCAGATCAACGTCCTGCTCTTGTTTCTTCAAGCCGCTATAGGTGGACAGTCCTTGCAAGCCGCCTTCGCCAATCGCCACGCCAGCGAACGGCGACCGCGACGCCATCATGCCCAAGCCCGCCGCCATGAGCGATTGGTAGAAGTCAGGCGACAGACCGCCCAACCCTTTTTGTGGATCGGCGCGCTCGCGCATAGCTGCGACTGACGCAGGCGGTGCGTTGACCGAGTCCGGTGCCGTGGAAAGCCCGGTCCCTCGTGACCCAATTCCTGATGCAGCATCGCCAGCAAACGCCATGACACTAGGAACATAATTCTGTGTCTCACCCGGCAGCGGAGTCCCTTTATTGACAAAAGCATCAACCCGTTTCGGACCTGCATTATAAGCCGCCGAGGCAAGCTGCACGTCACCGCCGTAACGATCAAGCATCTGCTTCAAATAATGAACGCCGCCCTGGATATTCTGGCCTGGATCGTAGGGATTCACTCCAAGGTCTTTCGCGGTTTCCGGCATCAACTGCATCGTACCGATTGCGCCGGCGCTACTGACTTTCGGATTTCCGTTCGCATCGTAGTGCTGCGCCCCGCTTTCCTGATGCGCAATCGCCAACGCCCACTTGGGATCAATGCCTTCATTCCGCGCGGCATTAACGATAGCGTGCTGTGTAGGCGAATAGTTGGGCTGCGCTGCCCCTATCCCGGCCTGCGGAGGCGCGCCCGGCACGGCTTGCGGAGAAGGCGCTAGGGGTGGCGCGGTATCCGTGCTTGCGCCTCCCTGCGGAGCCGCTGCTGTTCCTATGCCCGCTGTAGCCTCCTGATCGGCAGGCGGCGCGGGCGCATAAGGATTTTGCGCCCCATACGCCGCAGCAACCGGACTGACCGGCGACAATGCCGCAGACCACCCAGACGACGGCCGATCATCGACCATCACATCATCGGTCGCCGAACCGCCCGAATCAAAATGCCGTCGCGGCATGAACGAGGCCATGCCAAGCCCGGCCCGTATCGGAGTACCACCGCGCTTTAGACCCATCACCCGACCCCCAGCGGCATCCCCGACTGGCGCGGGCAAGTTGCTGTAATCGCTCGCGTCCAATCCTGGCAGGGGATTGTCGGCAGTCCCCACGCTGAAACTATCGGAAGAAGCGCCACGATTGGACTTGAATTGATTAGCCAAACCGCTTGCATCCTTGAACATCTGCAAGGCACTCAAGGGCTGCTGCAATCCTCCCGTCCCTGGCGGCGGCGGGGCGCCGGGACCACGCGCCATTTGCGCAGGCGACAGCCACGGATTAAGCGGCAGTCCGCCCGGAGAAAACGACGGCGCACCGCCCGTTTGCAAACCCTGCACGCGACCGCCCTTGGCACTACCAAACGGCTTCCATCCCAAACCGCCCGCCACACCCGCGCCAGCCAAGCCAAGTCCCAAAAGGGACGAAAGCGGATTCGGCGCAGGTCCCGTCGTGGTTGACGTACCCCCTTCCTGCGATCCCACTCCCGTCAACAACGGCAATTCCCAACTCAACATGCTTTCCGGCATGAACTGAGCCATCATGGCCTGCTGATAAGCCGCCGTGTCCTGCGCCTGCTGCGTTTGCTGTTCGAGCGTACCAGCCCCGACTTGCGCATTCGCTCCGGTCAGCCCGGCGTTCTCGATTGCTTGTCCGGTATTTGCGATTCCGTATGCGGCTTGCTCGGGGTTTTGCTGGAACTGCCCCGCCGCCGTTTGCAGAGCTTGCGTGTAGCCCTGATTTTCCAATCCGGCGATCACCGGCGCTTCCTGTGCTTGCTGCTGCCCGGCTAGAACCGATTGCGCGACCGCCGTTCGATCACCACCCAACGCGCCCTGCGCCGCCGCATTGCCCAACACTTGCTGCTGCTGAATCGCATTTTGATTATTGAACTGCGCCTCGGTCGCGCCAACAACGTCTTGCTGATAAGGGCTGTAGTATTGTTGAATCTGTCCCGCAGTCAGCGGATTGGCGGCGGCTTGCAACGTGTTTTCTGCCGTCTGTAAATATGGAATTCCCGTATAGGCATTTTGATTGATGCCACTGATGCCTAGTTGCTGCTGCTGATTGACCGGAGAAACAAGTTCGCCGCCGTAAGGCGTGTAGGGATTCGCCCCGACAGTCTGCAATTGGTTGATCGCGTTCTGATACGCGGGCAACGCAGTCGGGGATTGACTCGTTGTGGTTGTGTTCTGTCCTTTTGAAATGGCTATGCCCTCCCCGCCATCTGCATCGGCATCATCGCCGCCGTGGCAATCGCCGTCGCCAAACAAGCTGCGAGTCCGTTTTCTTTTCTTTCACGACCGCGCGTATGCACACGCCATAGGTCAAAGTTCTTCGTCCGATCCAAAAATGCAGATGGCGCACCGCTCACAAAAAATGCGCCCACAGGCGTCCCAAAATGTCTGCGGTATTTGCGGACCTTGGCTTCCATCCTGCTATTTGTGAGTACCCCGATGACCAAAGGGATGCCGAGACTTTTCTGGCAATGGTCCGCATACTTCAATAAAGCGTCTGCGTAGTTTGTCTTGCGATGCTCAGGCGCCACAAAGTTGAACAATTCTTCCAAATGAAATTGTTGCGTATAATAGTAACGGGTCACGAGCAGAAACAGCATTGCCCGAAGATCACCAAGCGGTCCCTTAATCAATCCGATAACACCCTCTTTATTTTTGACCGCGCGATTGAACGTCTCACGAACGCAGTCATCGTCAATCTCAAACATCCCGCATTCTGCATGCATGATCTTGAACAGCCGCATGAATTCCGGAAGGTCGGACAGCGTCGCGCCGATGACTGTAGGATTTTCGGTCATGCTTTTGCCGGTGGCGGCAGGTTCTTGATGGTTTTCGCCGCGTCCTTGTGGAGCTTCATAACCCATGCGTCCAAGATTTTGTGCCCGTGTTTCAGATCGCCGCCGCCAAGTTTTGCCACTTGGTCCGGCGTGATGACGTACTCGCCACCGGCCGTCACGACAGGCACCGGAGCGCCGCTGCCTTCGCCTCGCGCTCCACCTTTGTCGCCTGGAATTCCCATCATGCCCGGCGGCTTTGGTGCGCCCGCTCCCATTCTTGGCGGCTTGGCGCCAAACATATTATCAAGAATTTTCATTCCCGCCATCGTATTAGATTGGCCCAAATGTGAGACAGCAGCGGCGGGCATCACGTAGGAACCGGAGGCGAGGTTCATGTTGTGACGGTCAGTGCGTCCGGGAACGGCGGACATGATCGGCCCACTGTGCGTCAAGCCCCTAGCCTCATTTTTTACAAACCACGGCACCTGCCCCATACTCCCCGGCGGCATTCCGCCGAACGCCATGCCCGGCAGCTTGTTTCCGGCTGGTGGCAGTTGCGTTTGTAATCCGCCCAAGGGCGCTTGCGTCGCTGGCGGCGACGGCGCGAGATTGAACGACGGCGGTTGCAATCCTGGCCCGCTGCCCAATCCGGTATTTGTCGGCAACGGCGTCGGTGAAGTTGCACCAGCGGGCGTTGGCGTTGTCATCGTCGGCGTCGTCGCCGGGGAAGGCGTGTTCATGCCGGGATTGCTTCCCAAGCCCGCGCCGCCTTGTGATCCGGTTTGCAGGGCGTTGATTACGGCCGAGACAGGGTCAGTCGCGCCGCCTGTGTCGTAGCCTTTGACCTTGCCGCCCTTCGCGTGTTTGGCGCGGCGCGCTGTATTCAATGCAATCGCCACCGCCTGTTTCTGCGGCTTCCCTTCCGCCATTTCCGTTTTTATATTTTGGGAGATGGCTTCCCGGCTATTGGAATGTATCAGGGGCAAGACCCATCTCCTCCAAGATTTGATCTATGGGCGCATCCAGCGTGTCGATGATTTCCTGCATAGGTTCTTTATCCTCGCTGCTGCGCCTTCCTTTTCGATTCAGCCACGCAAGTTGTTTGACAAGCAATTCTATCATTTCTTTATAGTCAGCCTCCGAACTAATCCTATTGCCGCGATTTCTCACAGCATCCCAAAGGCGTGCCACTAAAATTTGATCGCTTTTAATTCTTACCCATGGCTCAATGGCCTCTAAAAATTGGACAGCCGCATCCCAATCGAGCCGCCAACAGTAACTGGTTTTCCATTGCGGCTTATCCGAATAAGCCACTTTGGTTTCTATTCTTCCTCCAAAAACTGATTGCAGATAGTCAATGATTGGACGGTCAGTGTTACGAATCATTACTCTAATAACCCATGCTCTCTGTTTGCCAGCCTGGGTAAAATTTACACAACCTTCGCCATCAAATAAGCCCGCGACATATGCCAATGTGTCGCTCGGGAGGTCTTTATTAATGTGCTGTTTAATATTTTTCATTTAATTTGTCCTCGCCATTTGTCTTTTTCGCCATTGTCATGCGTTGTTGTGTCGCAAGTTCACCCATGTAGTCCACGCATTCGCAGCATACAATCAGATTACTAATATCGTGAGCAAACATAAATTCCACTTCGCTATTATTAGCGTCGCAAAACGCACAGTGCCGAACGATCTTCACGGCCTCTTCTCCTACAGCGGGTTGAAAACGATATAGTGAAACGCCTCGGTCCCGCTTGCCACTCCGGTCTGCGTCGAGATAGCGAATCCCGATCCCGCCGTCACCGCAGAAACATACAGCCCATTTGTGATTTCCGCTAGTGCCGCCGCTGCGTTCGCAGCAACCAATACAGGAAAACCAGCAGCGACAATGGCTGTTTGAGTGACGAAAGTCGTTGTCGCATTTGAAAGCGTAAACGAACCGGATATTTGCGGAAACGCATTGCTCAAGGTCTGCGCGATGGTGCTAAGGTTTGTGACCCCGTTTTGCAAAGTAGAGTTTATGTCGCCGATGGAGGTCATGACTATGTTGCCGGAATCTGTGAAGTCAAGATACCATTGGTGAACACCATCGCGCCAGTCGTGCCGCCGCCGGTTAGTTTTGCCGTAACGATGGTCGCTGAGATTCCCGGCGTGATGCCGGATAAAACAAGAATGCCGCCCATATCCCATACGGCATTGGAAACGCCGGGGTCGATGGTCGGCAATGTATCCAATATGATATTGCCTTGAGCGCCACCCACTGACGCCCCACCCTCAATTATCACATTGCCGGCCGCCCCGGTGCCAGAGGCGGGCCCGGCGAATATATTAATATCACCACCGCGTCCGGTTGAAGTATTGGCGCCGCCACTAATGAGAACAGGGCCAGCCTTGTCGGGGAATGCCCCCGATGATGCGCCGCCGGTTATGTTGACAGAACTACCGAGAAGGCCGCCGGTGGTTGCGCCGCCGGTTATGACGATCAGGCCACCGCCTTGGGCATCGGAGCCGCCAAGTATGGCGACCGCACCGCCGCTGCCGGATGATGAGTTATTACCGCCAGATAAAGTAACGTTGCCGGCAGAAGTCGCCGATGCCGATGCTGCTCCCCCCAATGTAAGATTGGTGCCATCCCACGTCGCCGTGCCGATACCGCCGAACGTCGTGCTGTTAACCTTGTATTGGAGATCGGTAGGCGCACCGCCGGGCGAACCACCACCGCCTGAGACAGTTACCGTCGCATTTGGCGTAGTGCCTCCAACCGTCCCACCGATAAAGGTAATCTGAGTAACGTCGGTAACGGTATTGACGGTGTCGGTTAGCGTTAGCACCGTGCCTATATTTGCCAATACGTTTTTCAGATCGAGCGCAATCTGCCCGATCAGCCGCACCATGTTTTGCAGCGTCGAGTTTATGTCGGTGATCGAGGTCATCGGCTACGTCGTCTGTCTCATTCGCGCATCTTCGCTTCCGATTCGCAGCGCGGTCACCCAACCGTCGTTGACCGAACCCGAATCGCTCCCCTCTCGTGACCCATCCTACTACCTTCTCCCCGATGGCGCGTACCGATACCGCACCCGGCCCAACCGCCAAAAACTACCCTGATCCGAGGACTGCACCGTAATCGACATTTGCCTTCCCCTAAACCTTACACTAAGAATTTCCGTGGCCACTGTCACGACGTAAGGCCCATACTGCACAGGCGTATCCCCCGGAAAATTCACGACATTAAACGTCATTTGAATATTGGCCGTCTGCGCCGCGCCATAGAATCCCCATTTGAAGTCGGGCAAAATCTGGTCAACGAAGGCATAATCCTCGCCTTCCGCAATAAAGAAATACCCCGTGGTGAAAGATGATACTAGCGGCTGTCCGGCAGCATCGTTCGAGGTTTCGTGCTGGTAGATCGTCCCCGCTGGAACCGCCCCCATCGGGTTGCCCAAAACCGTCTGGTCAATCCACGCCGAACGGGGCAACGAGCCATAGTCCCAAGGCTCTCCGGGTTCCGTAATATTGGTTTTAACGTAGGAATCACATTCACCATTCACGGACGCAAGCGACGGAAAAGCCCAACCGGCCTCATTGAATGGCGTGTTAGGCATCGCCCTGACATTCTGCTGGAACGCCGCATTAAGGTTCTGAAACACGAAATCCCAAACCGGGCATGGCATGACGGCCACGCCATTCGAAGTTGCCGAATAGAAGTTAGTCGCGCCCATCCAATAGACGTTGCCGCGAAGCTGCATGGCGCCGTGCGAGGAAATCAATCCAGCGCCAGCCCCGATCTTGTTGAAGCCGAATACGAAGGGCGGCCCCTGGTAGTTCATCGCCCAACAATCTTCGTCGGTGAAGATCAGATTTTGGTTGGGCGTTGACAGGCCGCCAAGGATTTTCGAGCCATTGCTGATTCGGTATGACCCAGCTTGGTCTGTCGCCAACGGCACAAAATTCGTATAATCGCCGACCGTTGACCATTTCACCAATAGCGGGTCTTGCTCGATGCCGACGTTTTCCGCGACCGTTGACCCCCAGCACACGAGAATTTGTTGCGAAGTCGAAACGAAGATACCGCCGTTGAACGGTGGTGCGGTGGAAACAAGCTGCGCAGTCGCAAACCCTGCGGTGGGATCGAACTGATAAACCCCGCCGCCGAACGGACAGGCCAGAAGAATCTCGCCCCAATTATCCGTCGTCCAATCGGTCGCGGTGATTTCAGTTCCGGTCTGTTGTCCGGAACCCGTCCCGCCAACACCGAATCCCCCGGCCCCAAAAGCGCCAAGACCGAAGCCGGTGCCTGCGGCAGGCGGCCCGATGGCGATGTAATAGATCAGTTCTGCATTGCCGGCGTTCATTGAAAATGAACCGGACGCGGTCGCCTGGGTCGCTGCCGTAATCTGAAAATCGTTGGCGTCGGTGACGGCGGTCACCGTGTAGCTGCCCGTGATCGTGACGCCATTTCCTGTCGTCGGGATCGAAAACACGAACGCATTGCCGACGCTCAACCCGTGATTGGCGAAAGCGACGCTCACGATTGCCGATCCGCTCGCCGTGGTGAATACCGGCACCGCGCCGCCATTCGAGACGCCGGCTATTCCCGGCGTTGCCGCCGTAATGTCATAGGAAGTCGTTCCGGTTATCAGCGTGATCGCATAAAGGCCCGAGAGGATAATGCCGTCCACGGTAACCGGCGTGTTGAACAGAACTGAATCATAGATCGTAACGTTCGCAATATTTGGATCGGTGACATTGACCGTCGTGGAGCCCATTGTCGTGGTAAAGTTCGGCGCAAAATCCGACTTCAAAGTTTGCGGCGTAATGTCCTGTGCGCGGCCGCTGGTGATGACGACAAGTTGCGTGGTGGTCCCAACCGCAAGATGATTGACTTGGTTCAAATCCTCCCAGGCGTGCATGTCGCGCGGCGTGCCGGCGACGTTTGAATAGTAGATAGTCCAACCACCGAGCTTTTGCACAAGCCCTTGTCGACAGCGAATCAATTGGCTGGCAGAAACCCCCGTTTTCAGGAGCGTTGGCGTTTCTTCTAAATTCACTCCGGGGATAAGTTGAACGCTGCCGTAAGGCATTGCCGCCTCACGTTTTGATAAACGTCATACCGAACACAAGGCCAGGCGGGATATTGGCGCCCACACCAAGGCCCCCGGTGTTGACCGCCACACTGATGTTGGTCACTGCAGTATTTGTGTTGAGAAGATTGCCGCCGATCTGCACGGTATTTGACCCACCGGCAGAATTGCCGATGGCCTGTTGGCTGAGGACGTGAAAGTGGCCCGGATCAATCACCGTTGCCGTATGGTTGTGCTGCCCTACATTCTGATCGCCGCCAGCCGCACCCCACTGCGTTCCGTTGATGCCGGACACCGCTGCCGTGACGCGATTCGCCGCGCCATTGAAGCCCTGATTATCCAAAGGAATACGATTGCGGGCGCGCAGATCGGGAACACCGAACGTCGTCAATCCATTACCGCCAAATGTCGATCCGACAAGGTTGCCGAGCGCCGGATAGCTTGAAACGTTGTAAAGGCTACCGTCGCACACTAGCCACGACAATATGCTGTTGGCCGTTGGCGACATCCAAACCGGCGTTGCCGCAACAGCCATGTCCATGAACGACCCGACTTCCGGCAAATCGACGTAGTCCATGTTGCTGCCGTCAAAGAAAACGTGACACTTGCGGCCGGGAGGCGCACCGATGATATTGCCCGTACCGGACGACGGTGCCAACAATATGCAAGACGACCCCACGGTGCATTTGTTGTTGACGATGTAAAATCCTGGCAGCGTGAATTTAATCTCACAATTGCCAGTTAACGTGCCGGTAAGAACAATCAAGGCATTTTGGCTTTGATTCGGCCCGGCTCCAGCCGAGACGCTTCCAGTCGAGGGCACACTGAGAAGCACCGTGGTCGAACTGCTCAGACCTATTGTAGTGACGCCGCCGAACATGCCGTCGAGTGCGCCAGAATTCGAGTTCATAGGAACGTCCCAAGTTCCCGAATCCGAACCACGTGTGGGTTGCGCCAGTAGTTTATTGGAAGTTGTAGGGTCCGCCATTGACTTCTATCCCACGTCAGGTACTATATTTGTTCTTGATAGGGAAGGGCTACACATGGCATACGATGGGGTTCCGTTGGACTTGAAAGGTAAACGATTCGGCCGTCTCGTGGTATTGGGCCGCGCTCCGATACGCCCACGGGACAAAAATGCGATGTGGACATGCCGATGCGACTGCGGCGGTTGGGCGGTTGTCGCGGCCACCAACCTTGCAAAATCGACGAAAAGCTGTGGGTGCCTCGCCCGTGAAACTGCCGCCGATTTGCTTCGGGTGAATCGCTACACCCTTACTCATAATTTGAGCCAAAGCCTTGAATACAAATCGTGGTGCAACATGAAGGGCCGATGTAATAACCCGAACAACCACAAATACCATTCGCACGGCGGTCGAGGAATTAAGGTTTGTGAAAGGTGGCAGAACTCGTTTGAAAATTTTTATGCCGATATGGGCAAAAAACCGACCCGTGGCTATTCTATCGAGCGCGTTGATAACGATGGCGACTATTGCCCTGAAAACTGTATTTGGGCCACAATAAAAGTTCAAGGCAAAAACACACGCACAAATGTCTATGTCGAAATTGGTGGTGTTCGCCTTAATCTGACAGATTGGTGCATAGAGTTGGGCATTCCAAAATGGCGATTGACCGAACTTTATCGTCCCGGCAGAGGAAAAACGATCCGATCTGCTCCGCGCTGTAGAACAAGCGAAGAAGCCATCCGCCTTTTGTATGCACAAATTCGCGGTCATCCCTAAGCTATGTCCTTGGCGGCGTCGCCAGTTCCGCAGGCGGCTTTGACGACCAGCCCTGCGACGTGAATTTCTTCATTGCCTCTTCGGTCTCGGCAGACTTCAACAAGGAATTATAATGCGTTTCCCACGTCACCCCCTGTTGTGGATTATCGACGCCAGCCGCGCCAAAATTCTGTTGAAAAGCCGTCATGAACACCATGCTCGCCGCAATGAACAGGTCCGGAAAATACCACGACAGCAATGTGGTCACATTGGTTGATGATAGGGCATTCGGCCGAATCGTACCGACGACTTCGGCCTGGTACGCCTGATCGGGCCACGGGCCCACGATATATGCGTTTTGCGTCGTGGGCGCGAAATATTGCGGAACGCCCGATCCGTTCGAGCTTGGAAACAGCGCGTCAATAAACGACCGCGAGGCGGGCGTGAGATAGTTGTGCGTTCCCATATCTGGATTCACAGTCCCCGCAGGCGTGATCGCATAGATGGAATCCACCACATAGAAGGTGCCCTGTGCGGACGGCAGATTGAAGGTGCGCGTATTGGTCGAGAACGCAATCGAAGCATCGCGCACCACGGTATTGAGCAATTGCAGGTCGCGGTAAAGCCTTTGCTCCGCATCGTCGATGGCGTTCGGCAACGCGGCCTGGAAGTTGCCATCGGCCACTGGGACCGGGAGCAGGTTGGCAAGCGAATTCACATATTGCGTATAATTAAGACTCATTTTTGCGGTGCTTTGTACTTGGCTTTCAACTCGTCAATCTGCTTTTGCATGTCCGCGATTTGCTTGGCGGCATTTACGGCGGCGACGTTACATTGCAGACCGGAATTGATTTCCGCCATGAGCTTGTTGGAAAGCGCCTGTTCCAATGGATTCATCTGCGGTTGCTGCGCCGACGCCGACGCTGTAAGTGCCAGCGAGATACCGAGGCCGATTAGAACTCTCATGTTTCACCTAACAGTGCGTGACGATGCCGGCGGACGCTGTAAAGCTACCGCTTGGCGCACCCGAGCAATTGACGCCGGCCGTATTGCTGCCGCCGACAAAATACGCATTGGCGTACACCGCCGACCAGCGAAAACTTGCCGCACCCAATGCGGTGGTTAAATCCGTCAGCGGATAAAGGTTTGCCGCACCCACTGCCGCTACGCCAGTCCCGTTGACGCCCAAAGTAACAAGCTGCAGCGACGGGGCATTAAGCACGAGATTCTGGCCGCTCTCCCCATTGAGCGAGAGCGCAGTGATGGCGGCACCGCCGGTAACTTGAAATCCCGAGGGGCCTTTGAGAAAGTTGCCGCTGATCGTGTAGGCGGAAAGGTCAATGCCGGTCGTAATAGTAACGGCCGATCCGTCCGTGCAGATGACGCAGCCCGTAGTGCTTAGAGGGGCGCTGCCATGAATGTTATCCAAAAGGAATGCCGTTTTCCAACCTGGGCCACCAGCGGCAGCGACTTCGTACGCCGCGTCAAAACTTGCCGCTTGCAGATTGCCATTGTCAACAACCGACCAACCCAGACGATATTTTGCACTCGCCCCGGTCTGAATGCCAACGTCAACCTCGGCGCCGGATAACGTAAAAAGATTGGTCGCGCCACTTTGTAATGTTGAAGTGGGGTTGAGAGCAAACAACGTTCCCGACGCGCCTGCGCCGGTGTTTGTTCCCCCCATGTTGACCTGGGCAACGCTACTGAAAACGCCGACAATATGATCCCTGGCCTGTGCGCTTTCAGCGGTATTAACGATGAGGAGGGACTTGATTACCGATTTCTGCCCGGTCGAATTTGTCCCCCCGGTTATCAACGCAAGGTTCAAGGCTGTTGTGTAAGGCACCCCACCCGCCGAAACAGCCGCCGATTCCCCATTGACGCAGATGGTATTGTAAGCCAGCCCCGAGTTTCCCGCAGTGCAATTCGTCACTGCGCCAGTCGTCGTTCCGCTTGTTGGGCCGGTCTGGTTGATTACAAACCCTTGATTTGCCGTCGCTGCGGTTGGGTTGATCGTCAACGGACCGACGAATGTCTGCGCTCCTGTCCACGTATTCGGATGGCCAAGCGCGATACTCGCGACGATGTTTCCGGCATTCGGCGAGATCGTCAGCGTGCCGTCGCCGTTGGATACCGTCGTGTTCGCAGATGCCGAGAATTGCACCCAATTGATTACCGACGTGCCTATTGTCGTGACGGTGGAGTTAACCGACCATCCGGAACTCCCATTCACGTTTCCGTTAGTGACAAAAACATAGGTGCCGTACCCGATTTCATTGACATTTCCCGTTCCCGGCGTGTTGGCGTCCGTGGTGCGCGTCAGCACATATTGCGTCGAAGGACTTCCGGTCGCCGTTACGCTGTAAATTCCGTTGTTCGCCTGCGCGACTTCGTTCTTGACGACGATTCGTTGTGACGAAGAAACGAAAATGCCATCGACTGCCAAGGCACCCACTGCATTTCCCGTTAGCGTCGCGCCGACGCCGGACGAGCCGTTACTGTAAGTGTTGGCAGCCAGCGCGGCGGCTGTGGCAAACGAGGCTTGCGTATGAACGATGAGTCCCGCAGAGGTATTGTCCACATATTGCTTGGTCGCCGCGTCGCTCGCATTTGAGGGCGACGGCAAGCCCGTGATGGCCCCGCCGGTTATGGCTACGTTGCTTGCGCTTTGCAACGCCAGCGTGCCGAGAATCCCAGGGACCGGATTGACCGCTTGAGGAAATCCGCCGTTGATGCTGCCGCATAACTGACCCGGCGCGTACACGCCGCCGCAGTTTTGCGCCATTGCTGGCGCCGCAAATGCGACCGTGAATGCGAGCAGAAGCCCAAGGCGTTTCATCCAATTCCCCATCATGGCGACACGTACCAACCGCCAGAGCTTAATCCAACCAATCGAATGCCGCCGTAGTTCGTTTGTAGAATCGCCGTGCCCTGTCCGCTAATGGTTTCGGCACCATTGGGCAGAATATCAACCGGAAATGCCGTTGCGTTGTTGTCGAGCACCGCGACGATCAGCGTTTCGTTGGCGCGGCTGGCGCCTGTCGGCAGATGCAAAATAGTGGTCGCAAGGGCCGTGGTGCGCTGGTAGAGGATGACGAAATCCGAAGCGCCAACCGTATAGGCTGCGCTTGAGGTCAGCACCGTTGGTGTTATTGCGGCTACTCCCCACGTCGGGGGCGACGCCAAACCTTGACTTGTGAGCACCAACCCCGCCGCAGCAGGCGCAACGACACTGAAAGCGTTTGATCCATTCGCCACCACCAGGCCATCATTAGGCAATAGCGTGGTGCCGATGCCCCCGCCAGTGACCGGCAATGTCTGATAGGACGGCGCCGCAGCGCCATTGCCGACGATTGGGAAGCCCGCAGCGCCTTGGGGGAGGTCTGCCAGTACGGCAAGCCGGAACGTCGGCGTTGCCGTTCCCGTACCGCCCATCGGCCCCGCGAATATCGTATTGGCGGCCTGCGCCGGATAGTTGCCGACAATTCCGCTCGCCAGCGCCACCGCAGCGATTGCCTTATTGCTGCCGACGAGGCCGAATGGCGGCACCACGAGCGGAAACAATTCGAGGCCCGACAGCGTCCCGGTAAACGCGGGCATTCCGGAAATCGGGCCGGGCGTCGCGCCTAATGTGGGACTAGCCATAATTTATTGTGCCTGATTCTCTTGACAAGTAGAACCGCGCCGAAAGGTCCTTCATGGGATGACCTCGACGATTTGAACGTCAGCCGCGAGCGACACGGAAACCGACGATACGCCGGATGTGGTAGTCGGCGTCGTGCTGACGATTGGGTCGTAAACGTTGACGGTTGTCGCCGTGATCGGCAGAGACACGGTCAGCGATGATGTGGAAGGAGTGACTTCGCTGTGGGTCGTATCATTCCATATCGTCGGCTCTTTCCAGATGACGATTTCCCAAGTGCCGTTTGACTTCTCCAGCAGCAAGGAATTGCCGCCGCCGGCGCCTGCCGCAGGCAACCCGGAAATCGAGTAATTGAACTGGCCAGGCGTAAATGTCAGCGCCGTACCGCCAGTGTCATTCAGTATCGTGTATGTGTTTTTTACCGCAGTGCCGTTCGCCTTGATGGTCGCTTGGTCGCTCTGATAGAAACCGTAATTATCGAAGCAGGAACTGTCCCCGGTATTGAAGTCGAACAGCACATAAAGCGTCGTGTAAGGCACGCCTGCGGAAAACATATCGAAATAAAGATTCATTTCCAAGCGCGCTTGCGTCGTTTGATCCACCGCGCCGGTTTGAGGCGACGGCGTGCAATAGCCGCCCTCGGTTATCACGGTGGGCAAACCAACAATCGGCTGGTTGGCTGGATTAAGATAGGCCGCCATCGTCGAACCGACATAGGTAGTGGGCTGAACGCCCCCTGGCGAAGGATAGAAATGGATGTTGTTGTAGTTCGCCGTGCCCGAGATGCTCGGAGGGTTCGGCGTCGTGCTGCCAAAGTAGCTCGTGTAGTTCGCTATGTTTACGCCGGCAAGGTTCGCATCCGCCGCATTGGCATTGTAGATCGCAACCTGATACAGCAGGCTTTCCGCCACCGAAGCCGCAAGCTGGGGCAATGGCGCGGCGGACGGGCCTGTGACGCCCTGGGCAGAGAACTGGATGGTATCTCCACTCTGCACGCCGCCATTGACGGCGTTGGCACTCATCGTCACGGTGGTTCCGGTAGCCGAAACTATCGTCGTGTTTGGCGGTATTGCTGGAAGTCTTGGAGCAGAATTCAGCACAATTGCATCAGCAATGGCACCGTTTGAATCGCCGGCGCCGGTTCCAAGCGTGACTGATCGGCCGGATTGTGTACTTGAAAATCCCTGATATTCGTTGATCGAGTAGAACAGGCTGCCTCCGGGCTGCGCTGTCCAACCCGAACCTGCTGTCGGCGTCTGCGTTGAGGACATGCGGAAGCCAGCCACTATCATCGTATTGGTATGTGTGGTCGAAATCGTGAGCGGATCGGTGGTCCCGGTAACAGCACTGCCGTCAAATGGCGACGACGTATTCGCGCCGATAATTCCCACGACGCCCGCACTGATAAAACCGGCAGGCGCCGCGAAGGTAATTGTGTCCGTCTGCGGATAGCTGCCCCCGGTCGGTCCCAGCGCATAAAACTCCATTTCCGGCTGGCCGCCCACCGTCGCCCGCTGTGTCCACGTCAAACCGAGAGTATCGGTGACGCCAGAGACGGCCCCGGTATTTGTCGCCGTGAATGCGACGAGAACCTCGCTCGCTGAATTGATCGTGATAGGAACTGAAAGGCCATTGCAATTAGCGCAGGCAACATAATTGCTGCCAGGGTCGATTGTCTGCGTAGCGTCTGCAACAGTTATGCCTGATCCAGCGCCGACCGTTCCCGTTCCACTGAGATTGAAGCTGTAATTGCTGACAGTCTCGATTTCGGCCGGCGTTGCCGCGAAGTTCAGCACGGCGCTACTGGTGGAAGTTGCGCCATTCGTATTCACACTGTTAAAATAGCAATATGGAAAGTTATTCGTCTCGTTCAGCCCCTCGTTGACAATCAACCTGTTCGGGTAAGTCGCTACAAACGTATCCTGCAGAGCGATGGATGCAGCAATCCATGCTGGAGCACTATTTGGACAACTCGTCCCGCCCCAGAGAAAATCGAAGCGCATACTTGCACTGTTCGCCGCCAAGTAGGCATAATTTCCCCCTCCGTCACCCGGATAGGGGAAATTAGTTCGCGTAACGCTCATTCCCATATTGGACGTTGCTGTCACCGTCGCCGCCCCTGGCGTGCCAGCTTGATCGACAAAACCGACTGAGTTGGTGAAATTCTTGGCACGCTGCGCCTGCGTTCCGGCAGGACAAGGCGCACTCCCTATTGCACCGACCGATACGAGGTAGGTGCCGAATGCGGCGCAGACGTTTGCAACATCCGTTGCACTCATCTGGCTACCCCAATGCACGATAGCCGATATTGCCGTGGAATCCGAGAATGCGCCGCCGGCACCATAATAATTGAGAATTTGCGCAGTGCCGGAACCAACGCTATTCGATGTTGAGTTCGGCGACCCTATTGAAACGCCGTTGTAATATAGCGTCGTGGCCGAAGCTCCGGTGCGTACCGCAGTAGCGTAACCCGCCGTGGCCGCTTCTGTTTCCTGATCGAATGCCGCATTATTGGAAAGTTGAGCAAGCAAGTTTCCGTTGCCGGCGTTGTTTTCTACCAGAGCGTAAACAGCAGTATTGGCTGATCCACCTAGAATTATTCCGCCCAAGGTTGGGGCGCTTCCCAGCATCCAACCGCCGACATTGACGCTATTTTGC